TCGGTCCGAGTTCCGGATGCCTCGCTGGAATCTGCTGTAAGTTTGGATTGCTCATAGAGAATCTACCAGTCACGGTCCCACCTGCATCAGATCTTATTTGATTTATGTCTGCGTGTATTCTACCATCAACTGCGTGTTTAGTAATTGAATCTATAAAAGTTGTGTGCGCTTTGTTTATCTCTCTTGCATCTGCAATTAGTTTTGGTAATTCGTGTGGATGGTTTTGTAAAAAGTTTTTTGTAAAACTTGGTTCTTTACTTTTCTCTGTTCTGTCATACGGCATCTTTAATTTGTCAAATGCTTTTGCAATACTTCGAGCTGCGTGTATTTCTACATCAATTCCTGTTAAGTCTTTGATTTTATTAATAATTTTAGACTCACGATCCATAAGATTTTTTTTAATTTTAGCCGCTTTCTCTAAATCAACTTTTACACCTTTAAATCTCATATCAACTAAACAAGGAAACAATTTTGTTTCCAGATTAAACACATCCCATAGTTCTTCTTTATACAATTCTGTCTCTAATCTTTTCCAAAGTTTAAGTGTAGACTCTGCATCACGTTCAGCATATTGTCCTACAAACAACGCAGGTAATCTCCACATATCTTTTTTAGGATCAAGGCCATATTCTTTTGCTGCCGCATTTAATACACTTTCATCTTTACCAATGCCTACATAAAATTTTGCAAGTGTGTTTAATTGATAAGACATTCTGTTCTCATCGATCAAAGATGCTGCTATCATAGTATCAACTATTTTACCCTTAACAATAACACCTGCTGATCTTAACCAACAAATATCATACATTGCATTGTGAAATATAAAGGTAGTATCGGATTGATTACATATATCTTTTATCCAATTTAAAACTAAATTTTTGTCCATATTACCACCAGACTCGTGGTGGATAGGAAAATACCCTGACCAGCCCTCTACGGCCACCGCAATGCCAGCAATGTGGCCTTTTCCAGTGACATTACCAGAGCCTAGCTCTTTTAAATGTGGATCATTAGTTTCTAAATCGATTGCTATTTCTTTGTGTCCCTTAAGATTTTTTAGTTCTTCTGGCATCACCCATTCCGTTTCTGGAGTAAACAACGGTATCTGGGTATTTCTCATTCGTAGTCCCTTTCAAGAACCATCTCTAAATAATGTATTGCTTTTCTCACGTCCTCTTCTTTTCCTTTAGATTGATGTCTACAGATATATTTTATAGCGTTCCCTTCTGCAAAAAGCAACTTGTTTTCGTTTATAAATTCTGCGGGTTGTATTTTCATATTTTGATAATGTTTTCCCCCTACTTGTTTATCTAATGAATCGTATGTAGCTTTTTTAAATATTTCTTTATTTGTCATTTTGTTTCTCCTCATAGTCTTTATATTCTTTTATTAATTTCTCTGATGGATGCCACACATCAACTGTTGTATGACATTTAGGACAAGATAAGTTACTTACAATATCATAGTCTTCATTATCTTCAGTGTCGTGATCTCCACCCCAAATTAATTCTGTGTCGCAGTGCCAGCAGTTCATAGTATATAAGCCCTTTCAAAATCTCTTGGGTCCAAAACATGTAACTCACGCTTCGCTCTCGTCGCTCCAGTATAAAATAATCTATGTAATTCATCTGGATCATAACTAAATGTTTCAAGAGCTGCATTCGTTATATCTTGCATCAATAAAACTTTGTCAGCTTCTCCTCCTTTCGCTCCGTGTATNGTTGACATTATTATACGAGGATTTCTATTTAACGTTTCACCATTCGCCCTCATATTACGAATGTAGTTTTCAGTCATAGCATCTAGTCCTTCAAATGCTTCGTACCATACATTGTCTATAATTAAACCGTGTTCAGCTTTACAATCTGTAATTAAATATTTTTGATCTGTGTGTAATGTTTTACCTTTTTTAAATCCTTCTAATACATTTGATCCTAGATATTCGTATATATTTTTTATCTCTAGGTGATTTAGTTGTGCACCTTTACGCCAAGCTTCCCAATTGTTTAATGCTAACAATAGTTTAAGTGGTATAGAATTACGTCCTTTGTATTGATAATACCAACCCCGCAATTCGCAAACTTCTTTTACAGAATCTAAAAAATGATTTGCAGAAGATAATACTAACCAGTTACCTTCTGACATGTCTACTTGTGTAATATCAGAATATCTTTTTAAAACTCCGTGTTCTTCTCTAGGTTTATAATTTTTATCAAATCTGTTTTGTACTTGATTAATTATTTTTTGTGATAGTTCGTGTATAGGTCCACCAGGAATCCTGTAAGATTGATCTAATGTTTGTATATCATCGACTTCTTCTTTAAGTGCTATAAAGTGATCTACATCTGCACCAGCCCACTTAAATATTGCCTGGTCATCATCACCTGCAATGTAAGTCTTACCTGCTCTTGCCCAGATTTTTCTTACCATCTCCCACTGTAACAAAGATAAGTCTTGTGCTTCATCTATAAATAATACTTCAAATTTATTTGTAGATTCTTTTGCAATAAAATCTTCTAGCAAGTCATTAAAATCTTTCAAACCTTTTTCTTTTTTAAATCTTTTAAGTTCTTCTGCTAATAAAAATAATGTGTTTCGTTCTATGTCTAATATATTTTTTCTAGAATCATAATACTCTAATAGATCTACTCGTTTGACTGCCGCTGTATTTATTATTGTAAGGTATTCATTATCACAATTAAAGGTACCATCACTATCAGAAAATTTTGCTGTCTTAATTGGTATTCCACATTTCTCACCAAACTCTTTGTAGTCTTCGCTACCCATCATCTTTTCTCTTGTCATACCTACTTGATTAAATGCATATGAGTGTAATGTTCTAAAATAACTTAAATCATTATCTATGTCTAGACCAAACTTATCCGCGGCCCTCGATGCTGCTTCTGTTGCAGCTCTCTTGGTAAATGAGAAATACCCAATCTGTTTTGGTCTAACGCCGTCCTGTATAAACTGATCGACTAGATTTAACAATGTTGTTGTCTTTCCCGTTCCTGGTGGTCCTAGTATTATTGTTTTCATACTTTTATTATTATACTCCTATTTTTTCCTGGCAATTTTTCTATCCATCCTCTTTCTTGTAACTGATTAATTTTTACAAAAATTAAACATTTACTAGATACTCCCGTACCTACTTTCATCTCTTCGTAAGAAGGTGCCATATTATTTTCATCAATATATTTTTTAATAAAATTAAAAAGTTTTAATTGTTTTTTAGTCAAGTTAAATTTTTTCATTATATTAATTCAAACACAAATATTGTTATGATTAATAAACCAAAAATTTCAGTATATGTATTCATTAAAAATGTTCCTCCTGGTATGTTGTTTTAGAAATTGACGCCTCTGTCTGTTTCATTGTTTTAATTTTAATTAATCTTGGTTGTTGTTTTTTAATTCTTACTCTTTCTTCTCCTATAAATTCATCTAGTCTTTTAATTAAATTACCTGTTTGGTTTTTATCTTTCTCCCAATGATTTCTTTTACAAAAATTATAAAAGTCTTCCATTCTAAAGTATGTGTATTCTCTCTTCTCATCTGTGTATGGAAGTTTATTAAATACATCATCTATAATTCTTGCTGATTGTCTATTGGTTGTCCAGTCCTGCAAGAGTCCTGTAAGTTCATTAACAGGATCTAAAGACTCTAAAGGTTCTACTTCTTGTAGTCCTTGCATCATAGGTTTTAAAAAATGTTGTTTCCAATCTTTTGGTTTTGGTATTGGTACTACTAAGTTTGCTTGATCTAAACACGCCAACGCAAATAAATTTGGACTATAAAGTTGTTCTGATTTTAATTCTATTCTTTTTTTATCTACATCTAAAAACCATTGTGGTGGTGTTGATGCATATTTTGTAAGACTACCTAGTACAGGCATTTCTTCTTCACCGAAACCTACACCAAATCTTTTTGTTCTACATAAACCAGATTGACATACTGCATTGATAGGTGCATCTTTACATCTATACTTNTCATAACCTTTTCTGTTTACTGATTTAATTAACTGTTGTACCTCACTATTATTTAAAGGCGGATCCATATGTTTCATGTTTGCTTTTACTATTTCATCTTCCCATGTGTCGGGTAAAGATTGTTTATAATAAACTGCTACATTAAATAGTGCATTGTTTCTGGAACCCTCACCAAAACCTATTGATGCTAATTTGTTTAAGCAAGGGGGTCCTCCAGGAAATGTTTCTGTTATTTTTTCTTTTTCAATTTTAATTTCTTCGACTTCTTCTTTCGTGCGAGCGTAAACATCATAGAGCTTATAAAATTCCTCAAGTGTACAGCCGGCGCCAGTATCGTTGATAGCATAACGTAGTCCTTTCATTTGATTGTGGTAAGGTAAGTTT